AAACAGAAAGACGAGTTAAGAGGCAGAACGCGAACACGACCAGGATGCACACGGCCCGCAGGATCTGTATATGCTTCTTCGTACGCAACCTTGATAAAACAGTCGCCTGAGACTGAGCCTTGCTGTCCAATTTCCCAAAGGACTGTGGCTTTGTTGTTGTCAACTTCCCAAACTCTTTCCAAGAGATCCGGAACAATCGCTTCAGTTTCTTTAGGGCTACGGAAGCTGACGCCCTTACCGAATGTAAAGTTAATAACGAAGTCTGTGAACGCACGGTAGTAGTTTAACATCATTTGAGTTTCGCCAGTTTGACGGCGGTATGAGTAATGATGTCCTAGATACATAGCCCAGTTAAGGGAGTATCTGTTTAAGCGCGGACCATGAACTTCAAATTCTTCATCTGCAAGCTCCACCAAACCTAGTGGAGAAATGGAAATAGTAAGGTCAGATGACGCCGCCCTATACGACGGCGGTGAGAAATCTATACCGCTCACCAAACCACCCTTCCTACATTAACCCGCAAAGAATACCACTATTACCGACAAAACGATAAAGATTACTTTCTGAAAGCTTCTCCAGCAACATTGCCTTTGCCGACCTTTTTGGTCACTTTCTTCTTCTGATCTTTTTCTTTTTTATCTTGAGCTTCTTTGGCGTAGTCTCTAAATCTCGGATCTACTTCTTTTTTAGAATCAACAAACTTGCCACCCATTTGAACATATTTGGCATGAACCCAGTGAGCAGCGGCTGGGGATGGATATTTAGCAAAACGAGTTTTCGCCTGTGTTGTGATCATGTTATATAGGCGTGGATTAGCCGGAACCTGTTTAGGTCCCTCTTTAACTTCTTGACCTCTGATTAATGCCATGAATACCCTTTACATAGATAGGTTGTCCCGCCCCGGGTTAATGCTAAGCAAATAACCTATTTAATACGAGGCAGGACTTCCTAAATTGTTAGTCTTGTACGACAGCTGGGTTAGCAGGTTGCTGATGTGCTCCGCTACGGAATACACGCTCAAAGCGGTTGTCACCATGGTCAGCAAAGCCGCCAGATGAGAACTCGCCAAGATAAGCAGGTGCTTCTACCCAAGCTGCAGAACCGACGTGTGCACGTTCGCGCATTGTCTCTTCTGCTGTCTTGGTATGAACCACAGCATTACGATTTGGGCGACCTGCTGCAGGAACATATCCCTGCATCGCGCCTTTAGAAAATTCCTGTGGGACATCTGTATCTGTCGCAACGCCTTCTTCGAAACGAAGAGGGCCACGCATTCCTGGAGTAGCAGCAGCAAACTTACGGTCGTAAGTATTAGCTGTCTTCTCAGGGAAGTTAGGGTTTGGTGCAATTGCCATTTTTACTCCTTATTAAAGGTTGAGGGCCTCATGTAAAAGTTTCCTACCTTGCGAGCCTAAAGTCTGCCTAAACTAGCGATAAAAAGGGGATGAGGATACTTCTATGGATGGCATGGTTAGATCCATAGTTAGCGACACCGCGATAGCCAAACTGTCGGCGTAGTCATCGTGGGCATGCGCCTCATCTGGAGCGTGAGCTAAAAAGTTAGGACCCTGAAACTTAGTCTCTAGATCCGTCATTTGTTGGTAGAAACGCTTCCATGTACGCAACCTGCGGGTTTTGGCATGAGCTGGCCAACCGATCATCCGTCGATCAATTAGTGCTTTTAAGTGTTTCCAGCGCTTGGATTGCTCCGGCTGGCTACTGCCTATGGCATGAACTTCTGCCCTAGGAAGAAGAAGTTTAAGTCTTTGAGCTACCGCATCACCTACGCCGTTAGCGTCTACGCCTACGGCTAGAACATCGTAGTTGTTAAGGAAGTTAATGATCTGAAAGTATTGATCTTCCCAGTCGTCTCCTTGAATCTCAAGCCAATTTAAAACTCTATGGTCAAAGTAACCAAACTCGTCAGGGCGATCCCAATCAACCCAAACAACTGTAACTACTGTGGAGTCCAGTTTACGAGCCGGATCAATTCCAACTACCACAGGAGTTCTATGCCAAGCTTTAACTGTTTCTTGTGATGTATCTCCAAGTTCGTCCATGATTGCAGATGAAACGAACATACCTCGCTCAAGCAACCATTTACAAGAATATGACATCTGGAACTCATCAGAATCCTCGCCAATGCGAAGCATTTCTTTTTTAATAAACTTTCCATAGTTCGGGTTTACTTTTGCGACCTCTCTCCAGTCCCACTCGTAGTGATTTTGGCGAGCGCTCTTACTTGTTTGCCTACGCTTGTTTAATTGAATAGATCTATAAAAGTTGTTTTTAGTTGTAGTAGGAGTTCCTGTCTTTACCATCGTACCTGAGTAATACGCCAACATAGGGGAGATAGACTTAGATACAACAAAGTCGTCTGCTTCTTGACACTCATCAATAACTACAAGATGGAAAGACTTAGACTCAATTTTAGCTCTAGGGTTAGCAGTCATCATCATGAGGCTACTACCTGAGTTTTTTAATTTAATCTGCCGTGTAACGCCAGGCACTTTACCTAGTGAGTCATCAATCTCTGGGTCTCCAAGAATCTCAAGCGCTCGCTCACTTGTAAGCCTGTTTACTGTACGACCAAAAAGAGTTTCAACCTGACCTTCAACAGGAGCAAACATTCCAATCCAGATTCCATCTTTGAAACGACCAAGAAGTTCTGGATACATCTTAGCTAAACGAGGAAGTAAAACCATAAGTGTTGCTACTGTATTCGCAATAGTTTCAGACTTACCTGACTGGCGAGCAGCAAGTGCAGTTACTTCTTCACCATCATTAATGATTACAGACTCAATTACGCGTCTGGCAAGAGGTAGTTGATATGGGTGAAGTTCGTGCCCTACAAGGGCAGTCATAAATTCAATACAACGATCAATGAGTTTTTTTACAAACTCTCTAGAGAGTTCGTCTAACTCTTCTTCAACATCCTCTTCTAAAGGTTGTTCAAGATCCTCATCAGGAAAGAACTCTTCTTCGTCTTCGTACGCGGAATCATTAATCATATTTTCCTAGTTTATGGAAAAACAAAAAGCCTTGGGTATGTAAACCCAAGGGCTCTTTGCTGCCGCCATACGGGGAGAGAAGAGAGAGGCAAGGCAAATCTTAGCATAATGTAGACAAAGCTACTATTTAGTGCTTCGTTTATAAAGCTCTTCGACGACAGCATGTAAAGCTTCTGCTCCATTTCTGGCTTCATCTAAATAGACTTTTTCTCGGCTTTTTTGATAACTGGACAGGCACTTTCCAACTTCATAGATCGCCTGATCAATCCACATTTCCAGCTCAGCTGTTGGGATCCTAGAGACCCGTTTTGCTATTTTTTCAGAGAAAGGTTTATCCCAGTCTTTATCCTTAAAAAGCTTCATGGTATGCCCCGTCCTCTGGAGACCAAACTTTTCTTGCCCGAAGGGCGTTACCGACTAACAGATCAATATCTTCGTCGGTTAAAAGGTGTGGATCTTTTACGGTCTTAAATAAAAGACCTAGATAAAACCCCGGCTTTGTAAAGGGGAATCTAAATACTAAACAACGACCAGATCGATAGGGAAAGTCTGTTTCTTGGGTGCGACCAAGTTCTACAATAGGAAGGGCTTTGCGGTGGTAATAATTAAGTTTCCCTAGATATATCGGTCCCAGTGTTCTCATTTGATTCCTCAGTAGTTCTCGTATAAGCGGGGCTGTTCTGTATGCTACTTGCTATCTGGGCAGTATAACTAATCTGCTCCTTTAGCGACTCCGGCATGTCTGCAACACTTGCCGGTCCCATATCTGACCAACCATCTAACCCAGAAGATCTCAAGTATCTTCCTGTAGACGGGCTGTTCTTTAGCCCTAGCCACATATTAGTAGGAACATTATTGTACTCCCACCATGTGCCATCTCTAAATACCACAATTAGTTTGTTAACTTCAGGGGCATACGCGACCACAAGAGCTCGTGGTCTGCCTGGGTTTATTGTTGGAGCAGAGCGCATTTCACCGCGGTTTACCTGAGGCTCTGGGGCTTTGCTCACATCATTTGGAATAACAACTTCAGTGTCTTTCCATTTAGCCGCAAACCGATCCTCATACCCAAGTTTTTCTTGGGCTCGAAGGATTAAGTTAAGCTTTTTATTTGCTGAGTCATCGGTTGGGCCATACTTTAAAGCTCTGCCTTTGTACTTTGGCATTAGTCCTCACACCTATGATTTTCTTTTTCAGAGTCTAGAACTCTTGTTAAACAATAAGCACAGCGGACATACTTTGGTGGTCTGTAATCATTTTGCGCCGTAGCGCCTAGAGGATAATCACTACCATCTTCATCTTGATTGGGTCTATCCACAACAATGTCTGGTTCCCTAAACAAGTCAGGTGGAAACGGTCCAACCGGATCCATCATTCGATCGGGAACTGGGTGGACTTGTACAGCCTGTT